ATCCGGCCGAGACGTGCATCGTCTTCGCCAGAAGCTGGACGATCGGGATGCCCTTGTCGCCTAGCTGATTCAGGGTGTCGTTATAGACCTTGTTTGATGTGGCGACCTGGTTGAAGATCGCCCCCATGTCCCCCATGGATGTGCCGCCGATGGTGGCGGCGTCAGCGACCAGGCGCAGCTCCCGTTGCAGCTGCCTACCAGGCTTGATGCCAGCAGCGACCGCCGAGGCCGCTACGGTGGCAGCCTCGTCCAGGCCGAACGCGGTGCCCTTGACGGCCTTCAGAGCGCTGTCCATGATCGCCTGGACTTCTTTGGCCGAGTGTCCTAGCCCAGTCAGCTTCGCCTTAGCGGCGTCGATCGAATCGAGTCGCTTGAACCCCTTGTTAAGGGCTGTCCCCATCGCGACTCCAGCCGCGACCAGGAGTCCTACTCCTACGCCCTTGGCTAGGCTCTTGACTCGGGCAGAGAACTCGTGACCGTAGGCATCGCCGGCCTGTCGCCCACCGCGCTGGATTGCCGGTCCAGCCTTTGAAAGATCGGGGCGTACGGAGACGTAAAGATCGGCTAGCGAGCCCATTGCCGATCACCTCTCATCTGCTGTAGAAATCCCCGGCTGGCCGCAGGAACGGATGCGCCGGCATCTTCTCGGTGCCGAACTCCTGGAATTTCATGTAGTAATGCTCGTCGTCCCACGACACCCGGAAGCTGCCGTCGTCGAACGGGCCCACCTCGTGAATCGACGCCGCACCGCCTCCGGTGTCTTTGGGTGCAAGATCAGCAGCGAGATTGGCGATCTTGCCAGACTCGGACTCCAGTCGATCTTGCACCCAGTGATTGTGCGAAAGCTGTCTGATCTCCGCACGATGAAGGACCACGCGGACGTTGCCTCTCATGCCGAACTCACCAGCCTTAGTGCGGCCTCGCGACGCCGCTCGCCATCAAGCGGAGCGCTCAGGCGCCGCTCGAAGTCCTTCACTGCCTGATCGGGATCGGGCACCGATAGCTCACCGCCGCCCTGACCTCTGAAGCGCTTGGGTGATGCGAGCAGCGTGGCGGTGATCATTCGCTCCTGCCACGCGCGCTCGTACACGTCGTCGATCAGATGGACGTAGGCGAAGTCGCACAGGAACTGCAGGCTCAGCCCACCGCCGCTGCGGCGGCCGCGATTCTGGCCCTGGTCTCCTGCCCTTGATCGACGAGGAGCTGGAGATCCGGGCGCCCACGTGATCCCTGCCCTGGCAAGACGCCCGGCGAGCTCACGTCGATGGGTTGCCGCCCAGCTGAGGAGTCGGACGGCTGCTGGGTAGGGCGCTCGGTCTGCGCCTCCATCAGCTCCTGCATGAGGCGAGCGAGATCCTCAAGCGTCTGGCGATTCCGCCTGGCCAGATGCCAGAAGGTGTCGAACTCCTCGTGGTCGATCAACACGCGCAAGGTGTCCTTGACGATCACCATGGCGGTTGGGTCGGTCTCGTCAACCGTGCGAGCGGTCTCCATGAGATCGACCAGCTCGACCTGATTGAAATCGCGCTCCAGCTTGATCTCGGTGCCGAAGTAATCGAAGCTCGGCACATCGCCTTGATCGTCTGGGACCGCATGCACGGTCCCAAAGCTGCCTAGTGAGCCCATTCGATCAGCCCCTCGGAATGCCGGCGGTGTAGAGGTTGAACGGCTGCGCCCCGCCACTCGGCAGCTCCATGTTCCAGGTGACCGGGATCTGTGCGAAGTCCGGAGCCTTCTGGAACGCCATCTCGATCGTGCCGCTGGACAGCGCCTGCAAAACGACCATTCGGACAGTGCTGTCGGAGGACTCCCAGCCGATCATGGCGCGGACCTCTTGCCCCGGCGTCGGCAGCGCATAGCTGCTCATTGTGGTGCTTGTCGCGCCGGTGACGGTGATGATGCCGCCGTTGAGGGCGCGCTTCAGGTTCGTCAGCGTCCAGTTCGCGAGGGCGAACGCTAACGAGCCCGTGCGCCCCGTGGTGGCGTACTTGACAGGATCGAATAGCTCGGCGACCGACATCGCCTCCACGTTGATCTCGTAGGAGAACGTGGAGCCCTCGACGGTCGCGCCGAGTGGCAACCATCCGCCGGGCCACGCGTCGCTGAAGACGGAGCCGACGACGGTGTTGCTAGGCAGAGTTGTTCCGAGCGGAGCCCAGAAAAGCCATCCCGGATCGACTAGCAAGAGGGGAGTGGCGACTGCTGCTGGGGCCATGAGTGATCGCTCCTTTCGATTACTTGGTTGGGTTGACCGGGACGCCGAGGCTGACCGGCGTCTCGACCTGTTCGATCACGCCGCCGGTAGTTGCCTCGTGGAGACTGCGGATCAGTTCCTGGCCCGCCTTGCTGTCGATCTTGTAGACAAGACCTTGCTCGTCGTACTTGTACTTCTTCACGTTCGACACCGGCACGGGATGTCCCGGCTGGTAAGCGATCACGCCGTTGAAGAAGATCGTTTGGTTCGCCACGTAGGTGCCGTACTCGACGGCCTGCTCCTGGGCGCGCTTCGCGGTCTCCTCCGCGGTCGCCAGCGGTACTGCTGGGGTGTTGTCAGCCATTGCTAGCTCCTTTACTGGATTCGATCTGATCCGCCAGCATTCGGAGCTGGGCGGCGATGTGGGTGATCGGCGCGACCCCGCTAAGCACGGTCTCTCCGACAGCCAGGTGGTACCGCAGATGCCCGGGCGGTGGTCCGGGTGGAGACTGCTTGACTGGTGCAATCCCCTGGGCCTCCATGGCCCTCAGCACTTCTGCTGTGTAATTCTTTCGATCACTCATTGCGTGATTAGTCCGATCTGCCCGATGTAGCGCGTCCGCGTGGTTGCGTCATCATCGGAATGGAAGTACTGCCCCACTCCCCACGAGGCGATGATCGTGCCAGGGGTGTATATGCCAGCCAGGCTGTCTGCAACGCCGTCGATCGCCTGAGCGACCCGAGCTGCCATAGCCTCGTCGTCACCCCAGGACTCCCACTGCAATTGCGGCCGACCGGTGTTGATCACCGGGCGGCTTGGCCCACTGATCAGCCGTACGCGTACAGCGGGGAAGATCGCACCCAGTCGTGTGGAGATTCGTGTGCCAACCCATGCGGTCACTGTGGATTGAGCTCGGAGAGCGGCGACCAGGATCGCCTCGGGGTCCGGTACTTCGCTCATGACATCACCCCGTGATCACCTTGAGCTGGCAGGTCTTGTGGGTGAACTCGCCATCTAGATCGCGTTCCAGTCGCACGTTCCCGTCGACCTCATAGGTGATGTCGGCCTCGATGTCGCGAATCCGGTCGGTCGCGACCACGTCAGCATCCGCTGGCCCCCACCACCACTCCTCGTCGATCACCGTCTGGCGACCTTGAGTCATCTCGGTGCCTGACGGACGGCCGATCCAACAGCCGGTGATCGTGAGCTTGGCCGGTGAGGACCAATCGACCACTGCGCTGCCGTGAGTGTTCTCCGTAACGGTGCCGCGCTGCCGTTCGACGGCAAGATCGGCAAAGTCGGGCAGTACGCCGCCGCTAATCATCGGGGTTCGAGACGTAGGTGATCGATGTCTCGTCGAACAGCGACTCTGGGAACGAATACTGCGGCCCGGCAAACGGGGTGTCCGGACTATCGGGGCACATCCGCTGCAGAGCCGCGACCTCTTGCGGTGTGAAGATCTCTCCGGAGTTGCGCGCGAGCTCCTTGCTGTGCATGACGCCACCGATCGTCTTGGACTCCCTGACGATGCCTGGCGAGTTCTGCGCCTGGCGCTCAATCGAACGCAGCAAGATCGCCCTGGCCGCGTCGAAGTAGATAAAGTCCACCGACGTGATGCAGGGCGCAATGATCTTCGCCAGGGCGAGCGTGCCGACGATCAGCTCGTTCGCCTGGTCTTCTTTGATCTTCGGGAGGCGGCGCCGTACGTCGCTGAACTCGATCACCACAGCAGGCACGACGCCTCCTCCTTTCGATCTTGTGGGCTATCGCCGGTTGGCCTGGTCGTCCTCGGCCCTGGGCTGATCCTTCGATTTGGCGCCAGGCGCCTCGTCGGGGATGCCGTGAGTGGCCTTGCGGACGCGAGCGACCTTCGACGCCGGCTCCTCGTTGATCACCGGGTCGCCACCCTCGCTCAGAGGGACGTTGGGCGCGTGGCCCGGAAGCGGCGTGCCGGCCGGCCCGAAGACATCGGCCACCGGGTCGTCGAGCGACACGAGCTGCTCGGTTTCCAGGTGGTGCTCGATGCTTCCGGGGCCTGATCGAATTACCTGACCAGGCGTCGGGTCGCCCTCCTTCTCATCGG